GTACTGTTTCAAACCAATACTAGATACACCAGAGCCAGAAATCCTTGGGCGCTTCAAAACGCTCCGGGTTATGTTCTGCCATAGAACTAAGTTTGCAGTTGAACCAGTGCCAGAGATAATTAAGTCATCTATATAAATGTCATGCAACTGAACACCAGACGGACCACCTATTTTTACCCCAGTACCTGTACCGCCTTCGTAGTCAAACACCATCCCATTGGCTCTGAACGTAAAGTTAGATTTATTAAAATCTACCGCAGGAGAACCCGCTATTTTGAACGTTCCAACTGCTCCGATAAGTACTCCATCTGTAGCAACGGCTGCAATTGCCAATGCCATAACTGTAGCATTTTGAGCACCTGTATTGGTAGGACTTACACCAAAGTCCAACACACTCACACTCTCACGCAGCTTGGTTTGGACTGTGGTGGTTACGGCTACTGTGCTAGCGGGGAGATAGCCGACCAGGGATGATCCAGAGGATGCGGAGAAAGCAGCACGATTGGCTGCTTGGGTTTCTACGGCTAAGTTAGTCCGTACATCTGCTGCTGTAGAAGGGACAGTAGTACCATCTCCAATAGCTGTGTAGACAGATTTGTTGACATCATTCAACCAGGGGCTAGCGATGACGGTACCAGGAGAAAATACGGTGGAGGTCATAAACAGCTTTCCCAGTTATAACAAGATATTGCTGCCGTCTTCTTGAAGGAGCAAATCACCTGTCTCAAGTAACAATAGAGAGGTGGTCAAAGGGTCAGTGATAACCCCGTACTTATCAGTAGCTACACCATACTGTGTAATTGTTGGTGGTCTGCTCTCTGAATAAGCACCATACAAATGGTTGTCTATGATACTCACGATCACACACCCATGATGACTTCGATCTGTGCAGCAGTACCACTGATAGCAGTAACACTAGCCCTGATGTATCTCCATGGGCAGATGGTTGTAAAACCATCAGTAGCTGTCGTGGTACCAGAGAGGGTAATAGTAGCAATGGTAATCCAGTTGCTCTTCACACCATTGAATGTGTCCTCCTCATTGGAAGCTTGCACCAAGATCGTTCCTGTTACTGCACCACTAGTTGCTGTAGCGATTGCTTGGAAGGAGGAGTACGGACTCTCCTTAAACAATGGGACAGAATTAGTTGGGACAGCAGTGGTAGTGTAGTTAACAGAACCAAATCTGAAGTAGCGTGGCTGTTCACCACTCTTTAGGAATACATCTGCCATATCAAACTCCCATCTTGGAGATGTCCAAGACAATAAAAAATGAACCAACACCCTTGAATACAAGATCAATCTCGTGTCCTATGAGACCACCAATCCAGCCCAGATCAATCTTGCTTCTACCCTCAAGAGGTAAGACAGCAGGTTGATCCCGATACTGTAGTAGCACCTTCAGACCAGACTCAACCAGAAAGACAGTGCCATCAAGACGTAGGCTAGTAGGAGACCCAGATAGATGCTTGAGGTCGATGATGTCGAAGACAGAATCATCTTCACTGAGAATAGTCCCTGTTACTAGTAACACGGTATTCTTACCTCCATCACTTACTAGGGTGATAGAGATAGAGTCCTTTGTCTTCTTGTGAAGAAGGGTCTTGTGCATAGAAGTTCCCCCAGCCTAAGCCAGGGGACTCTGGTTAGGCAGAAACAGCTACAGAGCGACCACCAGCAGTTCCAGCATTGGCAATGTTGCCATAGGTACGACCAGCAGAATCAATCAGATCAGCACCGTAGAACAGGCAGTCCTGAGTCAGGATAGCTCCACCAGGATTGGCATTGATACTGAACCCAGTGGTCATTGCCGTAGCACCAGCACCGATCACAGGATTAATGAACGTGCAGTTACGGAACAGAACGAACCTGTCAGCACCCACAGCACCAACCTTGAACCAGAAGCAACCCGCAGCACCAGCCCAAGTCTCAATCGTGCATTGATTAAAGGTGACACGAGAAGCTCCACCCCGAACCTCAAGTTCCTGGGAACCAGTAGCACGAACCACTGTGGTCAGACCAATGGTGCAGCCAGTGAATACGTGTTCGCCAACAGAACTGTTGATCAGCAGGGAACGCAGTGTGGTTGCATTGGTAGTAGCAGAACCAGCATCACCACCACCCAAGAACTGTACATTCACGTAGTTGTTACGACCACCTGTGTCTGTCCAGCATATCTCATTAGCTCCACCTGTGGCAAAGCCTTGGAAGGCCGAGAAGTTGGCAAAGGTGCAACCAGACCCAGAGACAGTTACCATGTTGCCAGAAGCAAACGTAGTGATAGTGTCAGCAGTTGCGGGAGCAATACGAGCACGATCATTATTGCTAGAAGCACCGATACCAATCAGGTGGGTAGCATCCTTGCTCCAGACCAGAGTAGCTACAGTCACAGTGGGATCAATAAGCTGGGCGCTGGTAAGTGTCAGACGAGCAGTACCAGTATTCAGACCATTGCCGATGAGGAACACAACGTCATTCTTGCCAGAGGTACAAGCAGCATGACCTTTGTAGAGTGTTTGAAAGGCACGATCCACATCAGTACCACGATTACCATCAGACCCGTTTACAGGATCAACAAAGTAAAAGTTACCAGTGAAAGGAGCTGGCATTCCAGGTAGGACTGGGACACCGAAGGAAGTAATACCATTGGGGAAATTAGTAAGAGGCATGATTGATACTCCGAGATAGGAATCCTGAGACCCTAGGGAATTTCACCCTAGCTTACCCGTTGATGAAATAACAACTAACTTAACGCTTCTTCTTGGAAGGAGCTGGGGGAACAGATGGCTTAGGACGCTTGCCCTTAGCCTCTTGGATTGGAAAGCTCATGTTAGCACTTCCGTTTCTTGCCACCCATACCTTTGGAAGGTTTCATGGGTTTCTTGGTTGCTTGTTTCATGATAAATCTCCTTTGAATAAAACATAGGGGCATGTGATCGTTTTTTAAGACTGGTGATTCACTCCAGTCCCCCTATAACTTCGCTGTCAATCAATTAAGGATGGACAGACCCATGAGTCCTCATGGCCCACTAGGGTCCATTTGATCCGTATACAGCCCGTGGATCAGACCACCCAAAACTATAACGCTCATACCCTTTTGCTTTCGCATTCATGGTATCAAAGTCGTTGTCTTGGTCGAAGGACACACCATGGCGCTCATAGTACTTCATGCCAGTACCACCTGGGATGGTGTTACGAATGAACCAAGCATGAGGAGCACTGAAGTAGTGATTCACCTTGAATCCACCTGGCAGGTAGTTACCGCTGTGCAGCACGTTGATGTCGTTGTTTGCACTGCTTGGACGGTAAGCACTGTGCAGAATGCGTTGAGCATTGAACACCTCTTGCCGTGCAATGTGCAGACTTTTGGGTTGAACAGCGATCAGCAAACCACGGTCATTTTGCAGACCCATGATTGCGATAACTGCGTCTTCCAGAGCAGCCTCAGACAGATCAACATCAACCGTTGGCTTGTTAGACCACAGACCACCAGTGGTGTTTGTGTGAGATACAGAGCAAAGCTCCACACCATCACCACCCTTGTAGGTACTGTTGAATGCACGGTTGTAGATGTTGGCACCAATGTTTTCCTTCGTTTGACGGAAGGACATCGCCAGTGCAGCAGCACGCTTCTTGGAGACCTGCTCATACAGGTTGTCGTCCATCTCTTCCTTGGTTACGATGTACCCCAGTGCATACGCAACGTGCGTATAGCGGGTTACGAAACCTTGGATCTCAGAATCATACTGAGCCGATGCACCCTCACTCTTGACTGGGACAAGTCCGAAGCCAGTGAGTTGCACATCTTCTTCGTAGTTCTGCGTAGAGGTGTCTTTGTCAAACAGATCAACGTACTCTTCAGGATGCTCTGCATACGTTTGCCCCCACCAAGCTTTGATTCCAGGCCATAAAGCCTTCGGGTGAGTTGAGGTTGTGATAATGCCAGCCATTTTGTGTTACTCCTTTTATGAACCAGTGCGACCAGTACCAGCAACCGACCAGCCGTACTCATGCCATTGGAAGCGGCACAGAAGACGAGCATAGGCTCCAGCAGCATTATCAGGAGTTTGATAGAGACCCATCAAACGAACCGGAAGAGTAGCCGTGGTAGCAATAGACCCTGAATCAACAATGACGTTAGAGTAAGGGGCATTGGGAGAAAGCAACGTAGTCACCGTAGCGTTCTGATTGATAGCGTAAGTCTGATCAGCAGCACTGTAGAACGATGCAATACCAGCGTTGTAGTTGCCTACCTTTGCCAGAGTCACATTGGTAGCAGTAGCACCAGCACTAACTGCCCACAGAAGATTGGGATCATCTGCGACACGGATGTAACGAACTGCGGTACGAGTACCAGCGAC